AGCAGTTGGGCAGTATGCACCATTTAAGGCTTACATCCCAGGTTTTGCTGACGGCAACGGCAGTGCATCTGTATTTGTAACCAGCGAAGACGGCGCACTATCTAACCGCATGGTGGAAGACGTGCTACAGCGCCAGCAAGTAGGCGCAGCGTTCAAGTTGTACACTGATAAAGGTGCAACCGAAGCACTTAGCCGCAGCATTGCTATGGATGCTGTATTGCTTAGCGCAACGCTTAACATCAACCCAGATGATGCCCAGATGGTAGAAATCACTTTCCGTCCTACTGGCGCCCCATCGTTTGACTTTAGTACCACTGTTTGATAACTAATGGCATCTGCAACAACTTCTGCATTATCACGCCTTAAGAAAGCAGCAAACTTAACACCGGCAAAACGCAGTGTTACGTTAAGCGATGGCACAGTGTTTGAGTTTTACTCAGCACCGCTTACAATGGCAGAACGCGAACGGGCGCAAAAGATGCCTGGTGGTGAAGATACCAATGGCTTCGCATTGAACTTGTTAGTGTCAAAAGCCGTTGATGATACAGGTCGTCGTTTATTTACAGCCGGTGAAATTGCAGAGCTAAAAAATGAGGTGCGTGCTGCTGACCTGCAATCATTAATGCTGGCAGTAATCACTAACCCAGAGGAAGAAGAAACTGATATGAAAAGCACTGAAGGCTGAGCTAAAAAAAGATAACCTTTTATTGTTGCAGCTAAACGTGGCGCATGAGCTTGGCTATTCTTTAGCTAAGTTGAATCAAGAGGTAACACTAGAAGAGTTGTTGCTTTGGTCAGCTTTTTATGACCTGCGCAGTGACGAGCAAGAAAAATCTATGCGCCGGTCGCGTAGATAGAATGCCTGCCAAAATATAAAATATGCCATTTAACATAAGCATCGTGGGCTTCTTTTTCTGTGTCAAATTGACCGAGATGACCTTCAACGCATTTTGCACGCCAACGCTTCCCATTCCTTTTTGTTCCGGGCAAATTATTGCCTCGGCCTGAAGCGCGGTTGCCTTGATTTAACCAAGGATCAGATTCCCTTAAATTACACCATCTGTTATCAGATGGATCTCTATTAATGTGGTCTATATGCACAGGAGGCTCTTTGCCTGTGTGCATTTTCCATGCGATTCTGTGGGCTAAATATCTTTCGTAATTAAAAAAAATCTGAATGTAACCATCTTTGCGTTTAAACCCTGCAATGGCGCCAGCCATAACCTTGCCGCGCCCAAACTTGTTTAGTATTTCTCCCGTTTCGGGACTGTATTGGAATGCCTCCCGCAGATCTTTTGCGGGAGGCAATGATTTACAATTACGCATCGGCTCAGGTAATTGAGTTGATCACGCCTCAGGGACTGTCATCCGCTGGGGCAACCCAATCTAGCATCAAGAGCGTAGAATGAAGCGTAAGCGCTAGGGGAGCTATGTCGGTTGTTGCTAATGTTGCCATTAATGTTGACAGCAGGGGCGCAACGCAGCAGCTACGTGCAGTGCAGCAAGGCGCACAAGCAACTAGCCAAGCAGTCGATAAATTAAACGCGACTACAGCAGCATCAAGCGATAAATTTAAGATCGCTGCTAATGGCATTAAATATTTTACAGATGCAACCGGTAGAGCAAGAGCAGAAAATGGTAAATTACTAAGTTCATCAGAACGTGCAGCAGCAGGGCTAAAAGCGCAAGGTGATGCAGCGCAAAAAGCAAGCGGCAAGTTCAACGGGTTACGCAATGCAATAGCTAGCCTCGGCGCTGGGCTTGCATTACGCAAGTCATTTGTTGAGGCGTCAGAACTTGAGTCTGCACAAGCTCGAATTGGGTTATTAGTTAAAAATTTCGGGCAACTTAGCGGCATACAAAATCTTGCAGCCGATGCGGCAAAAAAGTTTAATTTAAGCCAATCAGAATCTTTGAATGCGTTAACAGATCTTGGGAATCGAATAGGCCCTACAGGTGCCAGCCTTAAAGATATTTCAACTGTCTACGATGGCTTTAATACATTATTGGTTCTTAACAAGGTAAATAGCCAGCAAGCAGCATCAGCAACTTTGCAATTGAACCAAGCGTTAGGTTCTGGTCGTTTAGCGGGAGAGGAGTTTAACGCTATAAGCGAAGCGACACCGCAACTCCTTGACGCAGTTGCAGTAGTAATGGGCAAAAATAGAAGCGAGTTAAAGAAACTTGCGGCTGATGGACAAATTAGCAGTGCTGTACTTATTAAAGCTTTAAAGAAAATTAAAGATGAAGGAGCAAAAGATTTAGAGACTGCATTTGGTGGGGCATTTGGTGCAACGCGTAAATTTGATGCAGCAATTGCAGATTTTAGCGCGACTGTTGGCACTGAATTGCTACCTGTATTAACTCCACTTATTAATAAGGTAACAGAAATATTAAAACAATTTGGCAGTTTACCCGGCCCAGTAAAAACCGCAGCAGCAGCAATCCTTGGCGGAACAGCAGCTTTTGTTGCACTAGCACCGGCTATTACGGCAGCAATTGGATTATTAGGAGCGCTAAAACTTGCAGCTATTGGTGCAATCGGATCAATAGGTACTTTATCTGGGGCGCTATTAGCACTTGCTGGGATTGGCATCGTCACCGTAGGAGTAAATTACGTTGTCACGCAAGTGGGAGATATTATAGGAAGCTCAACAGCAGCAGGCAAAAGCGTAGCTGCTGCTAGTAAAGGCGGGTTGCAAGCACAATTAAAAGGCAAAAGCGCAGAAGACCGTAAAAAAATGTTAGCGGCAGCGCAGAAGAATTTGGCAAACGATAAAAAATTAGCCTCAGAATTAAGTATGCAGATAACAGCGCAAGAACGCACAATGACATCGGCAGGCGAAGGCCCGTTGCCATCAGAAAGATCAAAACTTACCGAAATTAAGGCCCGCATCAATACAAATCAAGCAAGGATTAAAGCAATACAGACACTGCCAATAACACCAGCTACACCACCTAAACCCCAATTGCCACCGCCATCTGGTGCCATACCACCGCCTGTTGCTGGTGGTGGTGGTGGTGCAGAACCTAAGGAAAAGAAAATAAAGGCGGCAAAAGAAATTTTAGATATTAGCAAACAAGAGGCTACATTAAGAGGGCAACTTGCGCTTTATACGGCTCAAGAAGATTTATACATGCAAGCATTACTTACAAAAGAACTTGCAATGTTTAAAGCTAAGCAAGACCAACTTGGGCCTAATGAAAGAAAATTGCAAATGTTTGAAGCTGAAATAACTTACGTTAAAACAATTAATGATTTAGAAAAAGAAAAAACAGACAAATTAAAATCACAAAATGAACTTAACCAGCAAAGAATGCAGCCATTACAAGATGAACTCGCACTTATGCAAGCGCGTCTTGCCGGCAATGAAGCAGAGGTAATGCTTAAGATCCAGATCCGTGAAATCATGGCTGGCACTACTGGATTAGCGGAGAAGGACGTTGCAGATACATTAAATCAAATTGATGCAACCAAGCGATTATTGACAGAAAAAGAAAAGATTGCAAATTTAGTACAAAACATTGGCGCTAGCATTGAAGGCGGAATTGTTGGTGCTATTGATGGCGCAATAACAGGTGCTAAAAGCCTGCAAGAAAGCTTGACTGATATATTAAAAGATATTGGCAAGATGCTGATATCATTTGGCATCAAGTCATTGCTTGGCGGTATTGATATTGGTGGCACAAAGATCTTTGGCGGCGGTAAGGCTGCTGGCGGTCCAGTAAGCAGCAACAGCAGCTACATGGTCGGCGAGAAAGGCCCTGAGTTGTTCGTGCCATCTAGCGCTGGTACAATCCTCCCAGCCGATACCACTGCAGCAATGGCGCGTTACCAACGCCAAGGCAGTAGCAATGATGAACCTGACCCAGTAGCAGCAATGGCGCGATACCAGCGCCAAGATGGTAATTTTGCCGGGATGGGTGCCATTGGGCGCAATGGATCTACTACCAATATTGCTAATAACACTATTAGCAATGGATACAATGCTGCGGGTAATATCGCTACTAATGGATACAATAATACCAATGGTGATACCACAAATAATGGATACAATACTGCTGGCGGCAACACCACTAACAATGGATACAATACTGCGGGTAGTAACATCACTAACAATGGATACGATACTGCTGGCAATAATACCACCACTAATGGGTACAATACTGCTAGTGGTGATAACACTACCAATAATGGATACAATGCCAATGGTGATACAGTGAACAATATACAAACCAGCCCATCACCAGTGCTATCGCTAAGTTTTGAAACCACACGATTCCTAGGGCAGGATTATGTCAGCACTGAACAGTTACAAAAAGCCATGATGGCAACCGAGAAACGTGCCGCAGCGGCTGGGGCAAAGGCAGCGGCTGCTCAAATTACCAATAAATTGCAACAATCACCGGCTTATCGTAAGCAGGTAGGTTTGCGATGAGCGTATTTATAATTGGTAATTTTGTTGAGTTTGTTTTTACTAACAATGCGTTTGGCAATTTCCCGGGACGATACCAAAATTTCTTTTCTGAAGGTAATTTTACGTTTGATAGTAAAATATTTGCTTTATTGCCATTCAACTATCAAGGCGCTCAGAAGAGCAAAAATGGCGACAATATATCTAGCAGTTTAACTCTACCGGCAAACCCTTTAACATTAAATTGGGTGCAAGAAGCAGTAACTCGGCCTTGCATAGTTACTGTAAAAACATATCAATTAACTGATTCGTACCAGCCAGGCGCATTATTAGGTGATGAGGTTTGGTTGCCCACTGCATTAACCTATAATACACAGGTTATAGAAATGGAACTTAGCAGTGGCATCGATGCGCTGGGAGCGCAGTCACCGAATCTACGCATCAGCCGTGAAGCCGTTGGGTCGCTGCCATCTACGGGCGCTATCAGATCCGGTTGATCTTATCGGCTTGCCATACCGTTTAGGCGCTGAGCCGGCACGTCATGGCGCTACAGATTGCATCAATTTATGCCGGTGGGTACTGGCGTGGCATGGCATTGAAGCGCCAGTACCAGCCCGCAGTTGGTATCGGCGTTTACATGCAGGTGATACCAGCATCTTTAAGGAGCAATTAGACTTGTGGGGAAAACCAGCCGAAACTGGTATTATTGCGTTAGTGCAAGCTAGCAATAGCTTCGGGCTAGCTGTTTTCTACGACACCGGATGGCTTCATTGCAGCGCACAAAACAACCGGGTGGTATGGTCACCAGTCGTCAAATACGAGGCGCGATATTGCCATGGGAAAAGCAATTAATTGATAAGCTAGGGTTGACGATTGAAGAATATAACTGGTACGCAAATGCGGTGGCAAACTACCGCCCCGAACGCGATCCAGCTTATGACCATGTGCCGGATGTGGTATGCGATCCAGTAACAATTGGTGTTAATTTAATAGTCGGCATTGGCCTTAGTGTTGCATCGGCAGCATTAGCGCCAAAGCCAAAGCTGCCAAAACAATCCGATCCAGGGCAGCAGCAAAATGGCGGTGATTTATCTGGCGTAAGCGTTAATGTAGAAAATCGTTTTACTAACATTGATGGCTTTACTTCAGTACAACCACTAGCACGACTCGGGGAGTCGATGCAATTAGTATTTGCTAATCGTCAAGGGCAATATGGTGGTGTCAGGGTAGAAACAAAATTGCTGTGGTCGCAATTACTAAGCAAGGGCGATGGACAAGAACTGCTTGCGTTGTTTTTAGCTAATGGCGGAGAATTGGCAGCGCAACCGGATTTCGATGGCATGGCAATAGGCGACAGCCTATTACGTGGTTATTTAAGTGATAAATTAGCCATGTATTTTAGAAACGGTAACGTTGCAAATCGCATTACAGAAAATGACAAAAAAGCAGGTAATTTAAAGCCGCGAAATTTCGACCCGTTTAATGCTGAATTAAGAATAAATGATAATATGCAACCAATATTCAGCGGCACAAGAATACCGTCTACAATGACAATATTCGGCATTTCTGAGCCTTTGCGTAATGCGCAGAGTTTTGCTTTACCTTTTAAACGTGTTAGAGTTTCGCTACCAGCTTATACCGGCGGCAACAATGCAGCAGCAGTAAACGAATACGCCAAAACGATACAATCATTTAACAGATCAAAGGAAGAAAACAGAAAAATTTTATCTGTATACGCATCGCGAACCGGTCTTAGCAC